ATCCAACTACAGATAATGATGGTGATGCTTTAGCTGCTGGTATGCTTTATTATAATACTACTTCAAATATTATGCGTATTTATAGTGGTAGTGTGTGGGAAAATGTTGCTGTAAGCACGAGTGGTTTTGCAACTATAACTGGAGTAGAAACGCTTACAAACAAAACTTTAACTTCACCTAAAATAAATGAAGATGTAGTAGTAACTTCTACAGCAACAGAATTAAATAAATTAGACGCAGTAAGTAGAGGAAGTATTATTTATGGAAATGCTAGTGCAGCTACAACTGTTTTAACTAAAGGTACAGCTAATCAAGTATTAACTTCTGATGGAACAGATATAGCTTGGCAAGATGCCGCTGGTGGTGGATTAGAATGGCAAACGATTGTAACAGCTTCAACTCTTACTGCGGTTGCTGGTAATGCTTACTGGATAGATACTACTTCTAATGCCTGTACTATAACCTTACCTAGTTCAGCTTCTAATGGCGACCAAATTATCTTTGCAGACTATGCAAGAACTTGGGGAACTAACTCAATTGAATTAGATAGTAATGGATTAAATTATCAAGGTGCAGACGATACAGAACAAGTTAAATATAATACCTCTGGTCAAACAGTTAATATAGTTTATTCAGGTGCAACACAAGGTTGGATTCCATTAGATGATGATGACGTAGCAGATGTACCTATTGTACCAGGAATAAAAAATACAATTTTTGCTTTTGGTGGTATTACTGGTAGTCCATATGCTATAAATATAAGTAATATAGCTACTAGCACAGGAGTAATCGGAAGCGATGTAACTGGTGTTGGAACTATAAGAGCTGATGTTGGTGCATCTGGTTATGGAGATGATAAAGCAATATGTTTTGCTGGTTATCTTTCTCCTACTTATTATTCATTAACTAATTTAGTTTCAAATACTGGGGTAGTTGCCAGTGATACTACAGGAGTAGCTGGTGTTACTGCAACAAATGGTTTGGGAATGGCAAGATATGGTGTGGGTAAAGCTATTTCAGCTTTTCAACAAAATGCTTCACCTCTTACTGCAAAAACTAATTTAATTTCTAGTGTAGGAGTGGTAGCAAGTGATACTGCCGCAGTTGCTGGTGTTACTGCAAGAACAGCTAGTACAGTTGGGTATGGATTAGATAAAGCAATTTCTGCTTTTGGTTCTAATGGAAGTAATTTAAATACGTCTAATTTAATTTCTAATACTGGAGTTATGGCTTCAGATACAGCTGGTGTTGGAACTGCCAGGAGAGGTAATACAACCACAACATATGGAGAAAATAAAGCACTATTTATATTTGGTTATGCAGCTGCACAAACAAGTATATCTAATTTAGTTTCTAGTGTAGGAATAATCGCATCAGATACATCAACTGTAGCTCAAGTAAGAGGTGCTGCTGGTGGTGGTGTTTATGGTGTGGATAAAGCGATGGTTGCATATGGAAATACTGCACCAACAATTGTTTCAACAAAAAATCTAATATCAAATGCTGGAGTAGTTGCGGCAGATGTAACAGGTGTAGGTACCGGTAGAAATGGTACAGGAGCAGCTGGATTTGGATTAATATAATAATAACTAATAGGAAAATAATATGGCTTCAAAGCTAAATACAGAATTTAATTATCGTTACCAAGTAATAGGAGATACAGCTTGGGAAAAAATTAAAACTTTAAAAGGTTTTTTAGAAGGTAGAATTAGAGCTGCTGCACTTGAAGAAGTTGGTAATTTAAAAAACCAAGCTAAACTTTCAAAACTAAAACATCTACAAAATGGTGGTAATGGTTTAGAACATGAAATCTTAGAACTTAAAGCTGACATTTTAGAAGCTGAAAGTCATGTATCAACAGTTAAAGAAGCATTTGAACTTAATAAAAAAGAGATTGAAATTCTAAATAAACTATTAAAAGAACTTTATGTGATTGCAGAACCTACAAGAATTAAAGGTTATAGTGATGAAGAAATGTTTGAAGCTAATGCTGCAAATGAATTTACTGTAAATATTGGTAGAGAAATACAAGCTGAAATGATTGCTAATGGTAGACCCTCTCCAGCTAAATTAAGAAATGCTATGAGTAATCCTCATACTTGGAACGCATTAAAGAGTATAGGATTAATACCTAAAGAAACAAAAATCCTTGAAGGAAATATTAACCCAAAAGATAAGATACAACTTATAGGAGTTGAAGATGAAGTTATATAAATTATTAGCAAGTGACTATGAAACATACTTTGGAACTATGGAAAACCCAATTGTAAGAGTAGTTACAGTAATTGCACAAACACCAAGCTGTGATGCTTTTTTATTATTAGCTAAAGACACACAAGAAGGTTTAGAATTATTAAGTACAGTACCCTCTGGATTTGATTTTACCTATTGTCAAGAATGGGGTTTAACAATTAATGATGCTGTGGTTGCTAGAGTAGTATTAGATTTAAGAAGAAAAGCCTATGGCACTTGGGAATCTCAACTTGAAAAAATAAATGATGATGGAATAGATAGTTGGAAAACAGACATAGCAGTAGTTAAGACAAGCCTACCTAAATAAACAAGGAAACAGCTATGCAGCTTTCAAAGCATTTTACATTAGAAGAATTTGAAAAATCACAAACTGCTACAAGAAAAGGTATTAAAAATAAAGCTGGTAGTGGAGAAATTAAAAATCTTGGCGATCTTTGTTATGAAATACTTGAACCTGTAAGAGTAAAATTTGATAAGCCTGTTACAATAACAAGTGGCTATCGTAGTAAAGAACTTTGCCTAGCCATAGGTAGTTCAGAAAATTCTCAACATACTTGTGCTAATGGTTCTGCTGCTGCTGATTTTGAAATAGCTGGTGTATCTAATTTGGCTATTGCTCTCTGGCTTACTAATAACACAAACTTTGACCAATGTATTTTAGAATATTATACTGGAGAACCATCATCAGGTTGGGTTCATGTTTCATATAAAGATGGTTCAAATAGAAAACAAGTCTTAACATTTGACGGAAAATCATATAGTAATGGATTACCAGAGGCTAAATGGTCTGGTGGAAAACTAACAAATTAATAGGATAATATTATGCCAATGGGAAAAGGAACTTACGGAACTAAAAAAGGACGACCACCTAAAAAGAAATCTAAAATGATGACTAAAAAAAAGAAGAAGAAGTAATGAGCATAAACCAAATTACACAATTACCAATCGGAGTAGCAATTCAAAGAGGTTCAATAGCAAACTTTAGTGGTGTTCAAAAATTTGGTTTAAATACAGCAGTATCAACATCATTTGAAACTGTTTGGACTAATGGCAGTTTATATTCCTATCCATCAACTGCAACAACAGCAGTAGCAACTTCTTCTGATACAGGTTCTGATAATGATAGCACAGTTCATATTTATGGTTTAGATTCAAATTATGATTTAGCTGATGAAGTAATCACAGTTGGTGGTTCAGCTTCTACAACATCTTTTATAAGAGTATTTAGAGCATTTGTTGTTGATGCAAATACAGGTTCATCAAATGTTGGCACTATTACAATTACAGTTAATGTAATCGCAGTAGCAGTTATTCCAGCTACTTATGGTCAAAGCCTACAAGCTGTTTATACAGTACCAAATGGTTATAGAGCATTTCTTATGTCTATTGATGGTGGAACAAGTAAGCAAAAAGAAGTGGAAATTAAATTAATGTCAAAATCTATTAATGGAAATACTTTTCAAACTAAATCTTTAGTTACAACTTACGGAACACCAATTCATAAAGATTATTTAGTACCTGAAATTTTAACAGAAAAATCAGATATAGAAATAAGAGCAAAAGCAGATGCTACTACTTCTATTTCTGCTGGATTCCAATTAATCCTAGAAAACTTAGAAGCAAATGGTTAAATCAAACGCATTACAAAAAATAGAATCACATGAAAAACTATGTAGAATTATGCAAAAATTAACTCACGATAAAATTAACATAATAGAAGAAAGAGTAAAACGATTAGAGAAGATTTTACTAATTTGTACTGGCTCATTAATTACTGGAATGGGATATTTGATTATCACCATGTTAGGCTTGTAGTCTTTACAAACACAAAAAAATAGGTACAAGTATTAATTGTATGATTTATAAGTCAATTTTGATTATCAGCGACACCCACATACCCTACGAAAATAAATTTTTAATACCATTCTTAAAAGCACTTACAAAAAAATATAAAAAATTTGATAGGGTGATTCATCTGGGTGATGAAGTTGATAAACACGCATTGTCAATGCACGACTCTGACCCTGATCTTCCAAGTGCTGGAGATGAATTAAAATTATCATTGCCTAAAATAAAAGAACTAGAGAAAATGTTTCCTAAAATGGATTTATTAGATTCTAATCATGGAAGTTTGGTTTTTCGTAGAGCCTTTAAATATGGAATACCTAAAGCATATTTAAAAAATTATAATGATTACTTACAAGTTGGTAATGGTTGGAAATGGCACGAAGATATAACTTTAGATACTCCATTAGGTAAAGTTTATTTCTGTCATGGAAAAAATGCTGATGTATGGAAATTTGCACAAAGTCTTGGAATGAGTGCAGTTCAGGGACATTATCATTCGTCTTATGGCTGTAAATGGTATGGCAACAGTTTGGGTTTATACTTTGGCTTACAATGTGCTTGTTTAATTGACCCTAAAGCACTTGCTTTTAAATATAATAAGCTACAAAAAGCTAGACCTGTAATTGGTACAGCAGTTATCATTAATGGTATTCCAATCCTTGAACCTATGATTTTAGATAAAAAGGGACATTGGATAGGTAAATTGTTTTAAAATATGTCTTTAAAGCCACATAGAGCCATTTTAAAGCAGATAGGTGGTTCACATTATAAAGATATGCCTATTCAAGTATCTGATTATGTATATTCTAATAATTTTAATTGGTATCAAGGCAATATAATTAAATACATTTCAAGATATAATAAGAAAAATCAAAATACAGATTTACAAATTCAAGATATTGAAAAAGCTATTCATTATGCACAACTTTTAATAGATAAGTTAAAAGAAAACAAATAATACAAATTGAACACTAAATCTGCTCTAATATATCATTTAAACGTCCATAGAGGCTCTTAGAGTAGTGCCTATTTTAAAATTTGATAGTTATGTTAATTTAACATATATAATAAATAAAAGGCTTTAAATCGTAAATGTCAAATAAATTTAATATAAGCATTTGTATCTATTGTGGAGATATTGGAAAAGAAAGACACCATTATAAAGAATCTGTAGCTAATTCTGGTAAAAAAAGAAGTTATAAAAGAAATGAAGTTTTACCAACTTGTAGAGAATGTAATTCTTTACTAGGAACTGTAAATCCTGAATTTATAGAATGTTGTTATATTTTATATGACAAAGTTAGCCAAAGACATAAAGATATAATTTCTATGCCTGAATGGGACGAAGAAGAATTAAATGAACTTGCTGGTCATTTAAAAAGACAAATAAAAGCAAGTTTATCAAGAAAGAAAATACATTTAGAAAGATTAAATGAATTGTTAAGTAAC